AGTTGGCCAAACAGGAAAAAATTGACCGCAGTCTCATACAAAAAGCTGTGGATGCTATAGATCGTCGACAGGCCGAAGAAGATATTAACGAAAACGACTATGATCTCACCGAACCAGAAACAGTGCATGCTGTTCAAGACAAACTGGATACCATGGCTACCCAACCACAAAAGCCAGTGTCTGTGATGGAAATTGGTACAGGTAAAGTTTTTGAAGTGTATCAACTGGGCGAAGATCAATATGAAATACGTCATAATCAAAGATCCTTGCCTACCAAATTCCACAGCAGAGATGAAGCCGACATTTCTATGAAACTGTTTCAATCACGTCATCGTCGGCAGCAGCAACATAGCAGCGCAGATTACATTGAAGAGCGTTGACCAAACTCGCCTTAGGACCGAGTGGGCGGCTTCTGCCCGGGCAAAAGGATTCGCTACCCCGATGTCCAAAAGAGCACAATTTGTTTGACATCTCCTAAAAGTGTGTGTACAATAACATTTTTAGGAGATTCTCTTATGTCATCAAAATCATTCACTGGCGATCAAAAAATCAAGCTCACACAAATCATCAACGAAGGCATGGCTGTGATGCACGAAATTGATACCCTACAAGGTGGACTCACAGACACCATCAAGGCCGTGGCCGAAGAGTTGGAGGTCAAGCCGGCCATTCTCAAGAAAGCCATCAAGTTGGCTCACAAGGCCGAATTTGGCAAAGAAAAGCAGGATCATGAGACCTTGGAAACCATTTTAGAAACTGTGGGTAAAACTTTATAACTCATGATACATTTGTCTTTTGTCAATGGAATTGGCGGGCATTGGTTAAGACAACTTATTTTAGCAATACCCATTGATACTAAAACAGGAAATTTCCATGTAAAGAGATTTCCAAACGATGTAGTGTTCATAAGTCATGAACTTAAAAATTTTGATTATTTGTATTATGGTGAGCATTGGTTTAATTTTTATTTGAACCAAATTTATAAATTGCATCACATTGAAAGAAACATATTTGCTACAAAGTCATACAAAGAATGTTTTATGCAATGCATGACAGTGGCAAGTTTGTTGAAATTTCGACCTCTAGCCGATCAAGCTTTTTTTAAATTTGAAGACCTACTGTTTGACACAGATAAGTTTTTAAAATGTGTTCATCACGTGCAAGATCAATTACAAATTGAAAAAATTAGCCAGGAGTTTTTTCTTGCTGCAAGAGAAAAGTTTTTTTCTACTTGTGTAGAAGCTCGAGACATTTACAACAATGTAGACAACACTTTTTGGATTTGTTATGCCCTTGGCGAGCTTCAATCTCAAGGCTTAACTCCGGGTAATTTTATAGTGGCTGATTTAAAAAATAGAGACTTGTGCTTGGATTATATTCATCAACATAGACACAATCTCAAACAAAGCATTCCAATATATCAATTTAATTCAGGGGTAGTTATGCCCCAGTTCCCAACAGTATAAAATGTTAGTTGGTTATTCTATAACTAAGTATTGGCCGAGTCGCTGCCGTAAGCAACAGGCAGGACGCAGCTATCCGCTGGATTGTTTGACCAACGATTTGCATCGTGGTGGACAAATAAAAAAATATTTTTAATGATCAAAAAAATTATTGCCATCGGTGATAGTTTTCTTGCAGGCAGCGAGCTTCAGAACTCTAATCTGACTTGGCCAGCGCTGTTTGCTAAAAAACATCAGTTACAATATACATGTTTGGCTCGTCCAGGACATACCATTCAATATGTGCTTCGAACTTTGTTTGAAACAATTCACTTAGAAAACCAAGATTGTTTTTTTATAATACATTGGCCCAGTGCGCTGCGCATGGAATATGTTGATCGAAGTTCAGACACATGGGTGCAAATCAATCCCAACGCAATTTTGTTCGGCAATAAACAGTCTATTGAAATACAGACCATGTATTACAAAAATATTAACAGTCTGTTAGGTGACAAATGGCACAGTCTTTTGGCCATATCATCAGCCATAAATGTTTTAAAACAAACCAATCATCAATATGCAATGAGCACTGTGGATGATTTTTTATTTGATACCAAGTGGCATAATCCACCATACATAGAATTTTTACAAAATCAGTGTCGAAATCATATTCACTGGTTTGACGGCCTTTCTTTTTTGGAGTGGGCAAAGCTGAATCAATTTAGATTGGGTCCAGCAGGTCACCCGTTAGAAGACGCACATCAAAAAGCATTTGAATATTTTGAATCAACGTATGAGCAGTTGATCAACACTTAACTTATGCATCAGTCAATGACTAAAGATGTTTAAGTATACAATTGTAGATAATAAATACACAGCGAGTCGCTGCCGTAAGCAGCAAGAAGCAAGGCCTTCCGGCCACAAACGGAGAACAATGAGTTACATCGACGCACTATTTGATCGCGAACACGATCGCATTCATGTGGTAGAACGCCGTGATGGTGTTCGGCGATACCAAGAGTATCCAGCCAACTACATCTTCTACTACGACGACCCACGGGGCAAGTTTCGTTCAATCTACGACACACCAGTGAGTAGATTCAGCACACGCAACAACAAAGAGTTTCGCAAAGAAGTACGCATTCAAAGTGGCAAGCAGCTCTACGAAAGCGATATCAATCCTATCTTTAGATGCCTTGAAGAAAACTACAAAGGTCAAGATGCACCTGGCCTGCAAACGGCATTCTTTGACATTGAAGTGGCGTTTGATCAAGAACGTGGATTTTCGCCTGTGGAAGATCCATTCAACGCAATCACAGCCATATCAGTTTACCTAGACTGGTTGGATCAATTGGTCACACTGGCCATACCGCCCAGGCACATGAGCATGGCCACTGCGCAGGAAATTGCAGCAGAATTTGAAAACACCATTGTGTTTGACAACGAAGCAGACATGCTGAAAACATTCTTGGATCTAATCGAAGATGCAGATGTGCTCACAGGTTGGAACAGTGAAGGCTATGACATTCCCTACACTGTGAATCGTTGTACTCGTGTGCTCAGCAAAGACGACACCAGAAAATTCTGTCTCTGGGGTCAACTACCCAAACAGCGTATGTTTGAACGCTATGGTGCCGAATCACAGACCTATGACTTGGTGGGTCGTGTGCACATGGATTACATGCAATTGTATCGTAAATACACTTACGAAGAACGTCACTCATACAGCCTGGATGCTATCTTGGAATACGAAGGCCTAGAGGGCAAAACCAAGTACGAAGGCACACTGGATCAACTGTACAACAACGATTTCAAAAAGTTCTTGCAGTACAATCGCCAAGACGTCAACGGCATTGCACAGATGGACAAGAAGCTGAGATTTCTTGATCTGGCCAATGAACTGGCACATGCCAACACCGTGCTCTTGCAAACCACCATGGGTGCTGTGGCCGTGACCGAACAGGCCATCATCAATGAGGCACATGAACGTGGCATGGTGGTGCCCAATCGCAAGCAGCGACTCACTGACGATGACACACAGGCTGCTGGTGCCTATGTGGCTGTGCCTAAAAAAGGTCTGCATCCTTGGATAGGATCTGTAGACATCAACAGTCTATATCCCTCGGCTATTCGTTCTCTAAACATGGGTCCTGAAACCATTGTGGCACAGCTGAGACCTATCATGACTGATCGACTGATCAAAGACCGTATGGCCAAAGGTGATTCGTTTGCTGCTGCCTGGGAAGGATTGTTTGGCACACTGGAATACACTGCTGTGATGGAACAGCAACGTGGTACAGAAATCACCATTGACTGGGAATCTGGCGAAGAGTCTGTGCATTCAGCTGCTGAAGTATGGCAGCTGATTTTTGACTCACACAATCCTTGGATTCTCACTGCCAATGGCACTGTGTTGACCTACGAGAAAAAAGGAATTATTCCAGGTTTGTTGGAGCGTTGGTATAGTGAACGCAAAGAACTACAGGCCCGAAAGAAAGAAGCCCGAGATGCCAAAGAAATTGCTTTCTGGGACAAACGCCAGTTGGTTAAGAAGATTAACCTCAACAGCCTCTATGGTGCTATTCTTAATCCTGGTTGCCGTTTTTTCGACAAGCGCATTGGTCAGAGCACTACTCTAACAGGCCGGGCCATCGCACGCCACATGGATGCACACATCAATGAGTGTATCACAGGCGAATATGACCATACTGGGCAGGCCATTATCTACGGTGACACAGACTCCTGCTACTTCTCTGCATGGCCTGTGTTGGCCAAAGAAATCACAGAAGGTCGAATGGACTGGTCAAAAGAAACTTGTATTCAGCTGTATGACAGCAT